ATTCAAAATACTTATCGTTGCTACGATGTTGAAAGTGTGGCAATACCAGACCTCTAACTGATGTTGGTAGATTACCACGACCAATATCAAAGAAATTGGTTACAATACTAATTTCACTATTCATTTTGAAGAATGATTTTTTGGTTGACTAACTAAAAAGGTAGAGTACTGTGGTATATCAACCATATTTTGTTCTTGTCGTTTTGCCAATTCCATCTCATACACACGATTTCTCAAATCAGTAGTGCTATAACTATGTTGGCGTTTATGATAGTGAATCTCAATATCATTGTCCATACAATACTGTTTACCAGTAAAATCACGGTTCATATATTCTTCACTCAGAAAACGAATGTGCATATCTTGTGTTTTAATCAAGTTTAGCAATTCTGCTTCTGTATCGTATAGAATAATTTCATCCACATATTTACAGGCTTGAAGTTGTACGTAACGTTCATAGATTGACTGTACAGGTTTATTTTTTAAACCTGGCCTATCTATTGTTGGGTCAACTTGTAATGCGACCTTTAGATAGTCACATAAATTCTTTTCCATTTTGAGCATGGTAACGTGACCAGCATGGAATAAATCAAAGCACGAACAATTAAATCCTATTTTCATATTTACTCTCAATTCTTGCCTTCCAATCAGGCACTCTATTGTATTGGTGTACGAGAACGTATTTTTCACCTTTACTGTTATAAACAAACTCACCATCAAATGTTGGTTCTGGACTTAACAGGTTAGGTCTGAAACCAGCAATCTTACTAGGGTCAACGGTAGTTCCACATTGACAAGCCCAATTTGTATCGTGGTCATTGAACTTTGTAATTGACTTATAAGGTTCAAGTGACAACATTAAATTAACACCTGCTTGGTCTGGTGTCGGATGTTTACTATTTGCAATTGATAACCAAACTGCCAAAGAATAATCAACAAATGTTTTATATTCACCCGCCATAGACCCAGCATTATATATTGGTCTTTCTTTCATATGTTCGTGAATTACAGGACCAAAACATTCCATCATGTTACCATTACCCCATGCCTCATCTTTATATTTGAGACCTTCACAACCATAGTTTAATTTTTTGTCACCAAGATTTTTTTCTAACCATTCTGATGGGTCTGATTGAAATATCACATCAACATCAGTTGAAATTACATAACGAATATCTGGTTTGTCTTTTAGAAATAACCAATTAAAGTAGTGTCTAGTATGTGGAACTTGATAACCAAAATTATCAGCAAAATGATAGCCGTTGTTTTCTTTATTTCTATGCATGGTTGTTAGAAATATTTCAAAACCATGTTCTTGTAACTTTTTAATTGTATAATCACTTACATTATGTACGACCATGGCCTTACGACCTTTATAACCGGTTCTTCCTAATGAGTGTACCCAATGTTTAATTTTATCAAACTCATATCCTGAGATTGCAGATATCACCAAGTCCTGTTGCATAATTTTTTTCCTAGGTTATAACAAATAATATCAAAATAAAATGGACCAATTTTTATGCCTAAATCTTTTTGTAATTTTGAATTGTCCATTGTAAACTGTCTCTCAATTTTATAATCTGTGTGTACGATACTACCTTCAGAATCATATCCTTTAATTAGATATTTAGCTATTAGACCGGCTTCTAAACCGTGGCTTGAACTAAGATTATAAACACCATAAGGTTTCACTTCACAAACCTTTTCTATAATATCAGCAGCATCTTCTACATATATAAAATCTCTTTTAACTCCACTTGATATTGTTAAACGTATCTTACTATCATATTGTAATTGTGATAAACAATATCCCATAAATGAATTTCTACCAAGTTCATAACCAAATATATTAGAACCTCTTAATATAGTTAGGCTCTTTTTATATTGAAATATAACTTGTAGTAATTCTTCCGTTTGTAATTTATTTTTACTATAATTATCAAAAGGATTTGTTGGAGACTCTTCTGTATAGGTAATTAGATTTTCATTATTGCCATATACTTTACTCGTAGATAACATCACATAATGACATTCATTTCGTAAAGCTTCTCTTCCAACTTTTAAATCAAAATCATATTCTTCATTATATTCTTCTGTTTTGTATCTCGGATCCAAAGCACAATTGACTACCACATCATATTTTGATAGGTCGGTATTATATAAATCTTTGTATGAAATTTTATCGAATGTATCTTTGTTTAAGTACTGACCAATAAAACTAGTATCACCTACAACTAAATATTTTTTCATAATCCTGCTCTCTGTAAACAAAACTCCATAACAGAACTATCATCTTGTTGTTCAGGTCGTGGCATAAACAATGCTCTATTTCTGCCAACTGTATGTTCGGTTGGAATAACATAGTATGCAGCTAAACTCTTTCTGAATACTCCTACTGGCGGTATCAATGGCTGAGATACGCCAACGCCATGCCATGAATTTTGTGTAGTATCAAAAATTATTGCTCTATTGAACATAGGAGCAATTTTGTGAATACATTCTTTTGGTTGTTTTGTTTCTTCATTGTGTGACCATAATTCTATATGTCCACCCCAAGATTCTTCCCATTCAGGTGTCATGTAAACAATAATATTCAATTTACGTTTCATTGAAATCTTAGGATGAATGTCATAATCAAGATGTACATTTAAATAGTCACCTGTCTTGTGCATATGTACGCCACCACCATGCAAACCATAATCTGCTTCTAGTTCTTCCTGTTGTATAAGTTCTCTCATAGATTCAACAAACTTTGTTGAGACTAAATTAAAGAAAGCTGTATACACACTTTTTGGGAATTTATGCCAGTTATTAGATAGTTTTTTCTTTTCAGCCACATTGTTATAATTAACATCAACTTGACTATAATCCGGCATACTTTCAAATATCTTCATTGCAAAATCTTCATGGAAGAAATTGTCAATTACAACATGATTAAAAGGTTTTGAATTAAGGAATTGTTTTGATAATTCTAACCAATTGTGATGATTGATTACATTTTCCATGGGAAATTTCCATTATATTTTTCATTCATTATTTTATTACCATTGATAAAAAAGTCTGATGTAACAGAACCTTGTCCGCCATCTACACGATAGTTTACGGTATAGTTTCCTGTACAATCAAAATTTGTAAAGTGTTGTGATAGTACTTGTAACCATACTCTATCTTGTCCCCAACCACCATGCCATGCACTTGCTAATCTTATCGCAATATCAGTTTTAAGGCAATAGCAATTAGTATCTATATGATTAATTCCGTGGTAAGATTTATATTTACCAAGTGATTCACAATTATCTTGGCAAATAAATTCATTATCTTTAGAATAAACATTCCGTAAAGAGTAAGACCAATCCAAATTATCTTTTTCAATTCGGTCAATACATATCTTCACATGATTAGGTTCTAACCAACAATCTTGGTCTAAGTATAGAACATATTTGGTATCAACAAGGTGTGTGAAAGCGGCATAAGTTCTATGACCATAAAAACCATTTGCACCCACATTAATTGGTAGACAACAAAAATTAAAGTTTGGATTCTTATTCCATTGTTCATCGGAAATTAATTTAGAAACTTTATCTAAGTACTTTTGGCCATCACAGACAACATAACAAGTTGTTGGATGTGTTTGATTGAGTACGGAGTTGATAGCGGTTACACATTCTGGTGTACCAGTCACAGGTATAATAACAGTAGCAGTCATAATTTATTCTCTGGTTAGTTTTATAATTCTCGTAATTTGTTTCTCAATAGCAGGAGTTCTATTAGGCCAATATATGTATTCTTTATCTCCAGTATCACGGAGTTTTTCTAAGAATGGAATAATAATCTTTTCCAATTCCAATAGTTGTGCTCTATAATTATCGGCAGTTAATGATGATGCTTCATACTCAGCATCTTTGGCTGCCTTAGTTATTCTTCCTTCGTATTCTTCTACTGAGATAGCAGAGAATCCAAAATCATTTAGGTCATCATCAGGCATCATTACTTTTTAATTCCTCTGTATAATAATTTTAAACCAACAAATGAGCCTAATTTACCTTTTGGTTTGGCTCTTCTAAATTCTGAATCACTACGAATTGTCATTAGTAGTGTTAATGTTTTTTTACCATCAGAGACATCAATAAACCATTCCTGTACGGAATTCGGATTTAAATAGGCCTTAATCTTTTTTGCAAGTGGTAACATATCAGCAAGTGGGTCGCCAGACATTTCAAATTTGGTTCTAATTGCTTTTACTAATATTAAAGGTACCTCTTCACCTTTTTTCTCTAAACGAAACTCTTGTGAAATCCATTCCTTGGCTGCATTAATATCATTGTTAATAACTTCACAAAGTTTTTCACGGCAAACTTTATTCATAATGCCATACAGTTCATCAAAACCTTTTGGATCAGCTTCAAAGAAATCAATCATCTTTTCAATTAATACAGGATGTGGCTTTGTTGCTTCTTTTGCACCAACTGACATGAAATAATTGTTCTCATTAATTGTATTAGGCAAAGAAGGTATTTTGGAATAAACTTTTTTCCATAATTCTTTTTTTAATTCAGGTACAGCTCTTGGTGCAGATTTTAACCACATTGGTTTTGTCAATGTAGTTTTTACATAACTATTTAGTTTTGGTTCTGATGATTTTTCTGAACCAGCTTTCAATGAAATGCCTGCAATACTAGGATATGTTCGTTTATCTTTAAAATAAATGAAAATGTCACCAGCATGATTACTAGGTACGCCTTGCGGTTTTTCACGGTAACCCCAAACAACTTTATCTATAGGTTTTTTCTTGTGTGTCTCAAAAATAAATTCTGTTATCGCATATGCGTTTTGAATTTTCTCTTCACGCATATCTGGTCTGATTTTATCTTTTAAAACAACAAATTCTTTACCAGCTTGCAAATTCGAATTGGTAACAAAAGTCTTTTTAGACTTCGGTGAATCCAATTTTAAACCATTGATGAATTCTTCTAAATCTTTAGGTGATTTTGGATTGTAACCATTATTAAAACACAATGCAGGAAACAATTCAGTAATTGTTGAATTTACTGTTGTTTGTTGACCGCCTGTTAAGTATGTTGCCATGAATATCTCCGTTACATGAAAGTATTTATTGTACTAACCTAACGAATAATGTCAATGGTACTGTCATTAGTCCAGACCTCAAGTGTTGTGCGGAGGCGACATTCATTCTTTAATGTATCATATCGGTTTGATGCTTTGTTCTTCCACCAAGCAATGACATTCTCTAAGTTGTGTTTGTCATAGTTTTCACCTGGTAAAAGTTTATCAGTCTTACAGTTAACATAGTCAATCATATTCTTAAATCCATAATCGGAGATATAATATCTTTTCTGTTCTGTCAAC